GACAGCTTTTGTTAAACACAAAAATACCCCCACGAGGTTGCCCACTCATGAGGATATTACTGCATTAAAAAAGACACCCGAAGTGTCGTTATTGCTTTTTCTATTAAGTTTTGGTATAGTTTGTACAAACATTCTTTATAAGTGTATTCTACACTAGTCCTCAGAGAAATCAAGGAGGACTTTTGTAGTTTCTGGACTCTTTTTGTTTTTTGGCACATCCCACGTGGAGTTTAATAATTATTATGGAAATATGTGCATACGGGGCAGGTGTGTGTTAAATTTGGTGCTTGATTTGTACTTTAAAAGAGGTATAATAGATATTAAGCACAACATTTTACTCCTAACGTGCTTCTGTAACTATGTGGTAGTGTTAGCCACCACTTTTTAGGTTAAAAGAGCTGATTAGGTATAGTTTTAGGCACAGTTTTTGAGCGGTAGTCCCCTACTATTTATTAGCAAACTACCGCTTAAATTGACACTTGCAACTTGAGAAAGACTTTGTTATAATATAGATGAAATGATGAAAAGTATTTATTTTACAGGGAGGTACAAGTAAAATGAGAGGTAAATCTAAACAGTACACAGTAAATGTCGACTTATTTAACGACAAGTATGGGGAAAAAGGCGGTGTATGGGAGTTTATAAGGTTAAGATTAGAGGGTAGAAACTACAAGTTTATAGCAAAAGTATTTGGTTTTACTGCAAGTAGGGCGCACCAAGTGGGCAGAGCATTAGAAGATAATAATATGATTCCAAAGAAATCGGAGATTGAGCGTCAGCTATTTAAAGATTTAAGAAATAGAGATTTAAGAGAGGAAGTATAAAATGACAGATGCCACCAAACTAATATATGAAACTAAATGTTTAGGTAGCCATATAAAAGTATTTTCTAACAGGATTGTATTTAATATGTTTGGTACAAATGAAAAGAGTATTCTTATTGGGCAAATAGCAAGTATTGAATTACCGCTGTGGGGAATTTGGCAAATCACTATTGAAACTACAGGTGGTCAGAAACATACGATTACCACACGTAAAAAGAAAGAAGTGAGGGATGCGATTTACAAGGCTCAGACCAGTTTATTCCCTATTTAGTATGAAAGGATGTATAAGATGACAAATGTAACATTATTAATATTAGTATTAGGATTTCCATTGTATGCTATTGCATTGCGAAAAGTGTTAGGAAAAGTGCCTGTTTCAGCAGTTATATGGTTGTTTATAAGTTATGTATTTATGTTAAGCGTATTGGGGTATTACTTTCCCCTATTATTTAATTAAAGAAGGAAAAAGCTATGATGGATGATTCATTAAAAGTGGGTGCGAAATGGACTGAGAATATTCAAGTCTCGTGTGTTAAATGCGGCAGGAAAGACGATGTAGACGTGGAATTTACAAAGATAAGTGAAAACATGTGTACCTCGCCAGAATATGTATGCCCAATCTGTGCTAATAAAAAAGAGGATAAGGAAATAAAGGTAGAGCGTAGGGTACCAGACGAAGCATCAAGTGAAGTACAGTACGCTTATGAGGGCGTGGGTGTCACATTTTCACGATACGAAGACCCGTCAGATGTTATTACAGCGTTAGATGTTATTAGAGAATATATAATGAATGAAAGAAATATAGTATATAAAGTTAAGGTTTAGTAGAAGTCCGCAATTGTGAGGTAAGTTGGATTCGCCAAGAGCCAATTGCATAAAAGTTACAAGTAATCCCTAGTAGTTATTAAGTTTGCGTAATTACGCAGATAGGTACTATTATGGGAAGTTACAACTTTAAATTGGACTTAAAAGAGGGCGAGGATGGCGAATACGCTGTGTTGAATTTACTTCACCGTAAATATCCGAAAGCATATAAGAAACAGGGCTATTTCAAATATTACGATTTAATCATTCCTGAAATCAATAAAACTATAGAAGTTAAACACGATACCGCAGTTAATCGTACAGGTAATTACTTCATTGAAACAGAGTTTAATAGAAAAGATGATTATGGCAATATAGTTGCAGAAGAATGTGGTATCGCTTGTACCAAAGCAGATTATTGGTGCGAGATAGACGATGAATTAATAATAATCATTGCTGTAGACACACTACGCTATTTTCTACAAGATTATCGTATAATTACCCTTCCACCCAAACTCACATCACTGGGTGGGCGTGGGTATTTAATTCCTGAAGCGAAACTTATAAATTATCCGTATTCATTAGTTGTGGATAGAAACGATGATAAAGTCACAGTGGTGTTATAATAAGGATATATGCCAAAAGGATTTAAACATTCCGAGGAAACTAAAAAGAAAATAAGTGAAATTCACAGCGGCAAGATACTATCAGTAAAACATAAGGAAGCTATTAGTCTTGGAATGAAGGGAAAGAATACTTGGTCTAAAGGTAAAAAAGTTTCCGAAGAGACTAGGCAATTACTGAAGGATTATCAGTTGAGATGCAAAGCCCTAAAGCTTAGTCAAGCTGCCCTAACGCTTAGTCAAGATTTGAATATGAAGGAGATTTATAAAACAAAGGAGGAAATTGATAAGGTATTTATAGAAGGTAATTATAGTAGTAAAGGGGTAGTAATTAGGCATATAAAAGATGACCTGTATGAATTAGTAACAAAGAGTGTGTTGGATTTAACAGAGTGACACGATAATAATAGTGCCTGACGCAAATAATTGCAGAATGTTATAATATATTTGTTTAAGGACTTGCAATATGAAAACAATAAACAAAGTTATATTATTAGGAAATTTAGTACGAGATACCACCCTTAACCATACACATGATGGTAGAGCTGTATGTAACGCATCGGTTGCTACTAATAATAGAAAGACTGATAAACCTCAATTCACAGATATTGTTTTATGGAATAAAGCTGCTGAATTATTTGTACAACTAACTGAAAAAGGCTCTTGTGTTTATATAGAGGGCATGATTAATACATTAACTTGGGAAGACGAGAATTATCCAGGCTTAAAAAGAAATAAATCAGAGGTAATCGTAGGAGATTTTGTTGTTTTAGATAGAAAACAGATCGAGACAATAACAGAAGACGTAATTAATTTAGTTGAGGGGGAGGTGTTTAACGATTATGACAAAAGGAATTAAAAGAGCAATTCAAACAATAAAAGTAATCAATGCCACTTATCAGCATGGCGATGTTTTAATTGTTTTAGAGCGAGGTGAAAATGCTTTAAAACTAATTAAACTTATAGATGCGGCATTTGATGGCAAATTTATCTATGAAACTATTACTTTAGATAAGTTTGTTGGGAGTGGGGAGCCGTCTGGTTTTATTTGTAGCGAGTGTATTGAGCACGAGCGTGTATTTAAGACTTTGAGGGGGTTAAAGGCCCACTTCAGTCGTAAACACATAGGCATTGACTTCCCCGAAGTCCCATTAGCAGTTACAACCAGGGTTTCATTTGAGGATAAGCTCGAAAAGCTAAAGAAATATCTCGAAGATACTCCTAAGAAAGTATTAATTTTACAAAGGGATGACGATTCCTCATTTATTGAAGGTCAAAAGGACATTAGACCCCTAAAGTATTTAGATGAGGATGATGAATTATAAAAGACCCAGAAGATAGATATATAGCCAAGGTGCTGTACGAGCAGATGAAACCAAGGTTAGGCACTTGTGGTCCTACTTTAATAGCTTTTCTTTTGGGTAAGCTAGTGGAAGATATCATTGATGGTTGGAGCATCCCTTATAGGGGCTATTGCTCATTCAGTGAATTGAAGCGAGAGCTTAATAAATATGGTATAGAAACTGAGAGGGTTAAATCAAAGATTAAAAGAGAGTACGTGTTACCAGAAGGAGTTAATTATGCTATAGCTAGGATACAGTGGAAGAAATTAGATTGGAAAATCCCTGAGAAGAATACTCATTTTGTTTATTTAGAGCGTACGCAAGATAGCATAAAATTATTTGATAATGAAATTGGTTGGTTTGAGCCTGAATCTAAAAAGGCTAAAGAATACTTAAAGCATGGGAAATTTACCAGCATTATAGCTTTAAGAGGAATATAAATTATGAGTGAAGAAGTAGTAGAAACAAAACAAACAGAAACTCAAAATAATAACCCTAATGGTGCCACAGGACCTAAGGGAATAAATTGGATAGGAGCCAAAGAATATTATATGACTTCTTTCTCTCGTAGCTATGCAGATGTAGCTCGTAAATTCGATGTTTCATTAAATACTGTAGAGATAAGAGGTAGTAGAGAAAACTGGGTTAAGGCAAGGCAGGATATGGGTGAGAAAGCGTTGCTGGAGTTTGAAAACAACAAGATTTTAGAGATTGCTAATGCTAATCGTAACCATATTGCTGTATTTCGCTCTATACAAGCCCAAGCTACTAAAAAGCTGTTTAATGCAGGGGGTTTAAAGCCAAGCGAGTTAAAAGCATTGGCATACTCAATTAAGATAGGTATTGATGGTGAAAGACTAGTGCTGGGACTGCCTACAAGCGTTTCTAAGAGCGAGATAATGGGCAGGCTGACTACTGACCTCAATCTCCCACCCGAGCAGCTAGAAAAGATAGATAAGTTTTTCCATGATGAGAGTAAATAGTTTACTAATCAATTAGTGAAATGGCTGTATTATGAATAAATCAATAAGTGAATTGATAAATACGTTTGGCAGAAAAGAGGCCAAGGCGTATCTTTTGTCATTCTTTGCAAAGGAAAGCAACCTACGTTTCTTCAGCTCCCTGTTTCCCGAGCATATAAGCTCCCCACTTCCCGAATATCAAAGAGAAACCTACGCACTTATTCCTACAGTAAATAGATTAGCAGAAGCAGCGCCCAGAGGCTCAGGTAAGTCAACCACAATTGACGTTGCTGTACTAGCTTATTATGCTTTGTTTAATAAAGCACCATTCTCTATTCTTTTATCAGATACATTGGCTCAAGCTGCACTTCATTTAGATGCTCTTAAAGCTGAATTAGAAAGCAATGATATTATCAGGTGGTTATTTGGTGATGTTAAAGGCAGTATATGGGGTGCTGAAAGCATTATTATTAAAACTAGATATGGTGAGTCCTATATCTCAGCTAAAGGTGCAGGACAACAAATCAGAGGGTTAAAGTTTAGAAACCACAGACCTTGTTTAGTTATCATAGATGATTTAGAGAATGACGAGTCGGTACGCTCAGATGATAGGCGTAATAAGCTGGAGCATTGGTTTAGATTTAACCTATTAATGGGCTTGAATAAAGACTGGAATAAAGTAATCATGTTAGGCACTATCTTACATGAGAATTGTTTATTAAAGAAAGTTGTTGAGCATAAAGAGCCCTACCAATCTTGGGCTACTAGAAAGTATCAGGCAATTAGGGAAGATGGTACTTCGTTTTGGGAAAGACAATTTCCATTATCTTATTTAACTGCTATTAGAGATGACCCCAGCAGCCCTGAATATGTAGGTACATTAGTATTCTCACAAGAAATGCAGAATAATCCACGAAGTGACAAGGATAGAATCATTAAAGAGCCATGGTTAAAATTCTACCGTTACAATTTCAAAGCAACTGATGAATGGCTACAATCATTAAAGATTTATGGTGGCGTTGACCCAGCCATTTCAGAAAAAGACGGCAGCTCATATTTTGCATTTACTACAATAGGTATAGATGAAGAGGGGCATATTTGGTTATTAGAGATAGTCAGAGATAAGTTGTCGGCGTTAGAGCAAGCCAATGCAATTGTTAATAGCTTTGCTAAGTGGAAACATGATAAAATCGGTATAGAAAGTATCGCTTATCAAAAAGTGTTAAGTCAGCTGGTACAATCAGAGGGTGCTAAAAGAAGCCCTGGCGTATACCCCGATTTAAAAGAATTATTTACTGATAAGGATAAAACTAGAAGGCTTGTGGCAGTATCTTCGAGGTTTGAGGGTGGATTCATTCATTTAGATGAAGATAGCCCTGAAACAGAAAACATGAAGAAAGAAATATTGTCATTTCCTGCTAAACCTAATGATGCAATAGATTCGTTAGTGTTAGCATTAGAAACAAGTAGCAAACCAACAACCAGAGTATTTGCGAGAAAAGCAACAGCATTTATGTAATTGTTGTATAATTCGGAAGAGGGACATGATTTATGGACATAACAAAACCAATATCTAATATTTTTCCATATCCAGACAGTATCGTGCGTACCAAAACATATGGTGCATATAATCTGTTATTGGAGGGCGCCCATTATGAGGCGTTTACTATTCAAGCAGAAAAGGGATTCACTCAAAGATACGCCAGGCTTCGTTACATTACTTGTAACTTTGCAGGGCTAGTTTCAAAAGTTATTGCAGATATACTCTTTGGTGAGGAAATTCAAATTATTACTGAAAACAACCAAGAATGGTTGGAAGATTTATATTTTACTAATCAAATACAGACACTCAATTATGAGTCTTCCATGTCTAACTCAGCTAAAGGCGATGCTTTATATAAAATTAGAATTGAAAACGGTGAGATTAAGATAGATGATATTAATCCTGCTATTTACTTCCCTCATTTAGACCCAAGCAATCCAAGAAAGAAACCAACAGTTGAAGAATTAGCTTGGACTGAAGAAGTGAGTAAGGATAAGTATCTTTTAAGAGAAATACATTCACCAGGTTTTGTTACGACTATGTGTAACGAGGTGGATGAAAAGGGAAACATTGGGTTAAACGTATCAATAGAGGATTACAATAAGTTAGCAAATACTAATTATATTGATTCAGTTGAAACAGGTATTAAGCAAAATCTTTTAGTCCACGTGCCTAACTTTAGATACTCGGGCCATTATTGGGGTGTATCAGATTATCAAGATATCGAAGGTTTAATGTTTGCTGTTAATAACAGAATGACTAAAACCGATAATATCCTAGATAAACACTCAGACCCAATTCTCGCAGTACCAGAAGGCGTGTTGGATGAAAATGGGCAGGTAAAGAAAGAGGCTTTCGGAATGATTGAGATGAAGAATAAAGATGGTGTTAAACCTGAATACATCGTTTGGAATGCTAATCTTGATTCTGCTTTTAAAGAAGTGGATAAGCTCGTTGAATTTATGTTTATGTTTAGTGAAACATCGCCTGATGTATTAGGCATGGGTAAAGGACAAGCTGAATCAGGCAGAGCATTAAAGATGAGATTGATTCGTACTCTTGCTAAGAGAAATAGAAAACAACTTTATTATGACCAGGCATTAAGAGAAGTATTCTATATTTGTCAATTACTTTCTAAAGCTAAAGGATATACAGTTAATGGCAGTAAAGTAAAAGACGAGCCGACAGTACCATTCCTTAAATGGCCAGATGGTGTAATTAATGATGTAGTAGAGGATACTGATGTGGAGGTAACGAAAGTTGCGGCAGGGCTTACTTCAAAGAAACGCTCAATTATGAAATTAGAGGGTGTTGAAGAAGACGAGGCTGTTGCTATTATTGAGGAAATTAGTCAGGAGAAGAAGAGCAATGTGGCAGCGTTTGGGCTACCTGTTAAGCCAGCAGCGGTTGATACTAAAGTGAATGACCAGGCCAATTCTAATAATACTATAGATAAAGATAAGCAAGTAAAAGATAAAAAGCAATTTGAAAAATAAACGTATGCTATAATTTGATTATTAAATCCTTTACAGGTACAAGTCCTGTAAAACATGACACTAAAGGAGGTGAATTAAAAAATGAGTACAGAAGAAGAAAAAACCAAAGCTGAGAGAGCAGCGGCAGACGCTGAAGCTGCAAAGCAAAAAAATACTGATAACCCTCAGAATGCTAGTAATAAAGATGCTGCTTTAAGTGATGAGCAGTGGGAATCGGCATTTAAGCACCCACGATTCAAAGACTTAAATGAGCGAGCAACTAAAGCCGAGAAAGCGTTGGAGAAATTCAACAAATCTCAAGAAGAAGCTAAAGAAGCAAAACTCAAAGAGGAAAAAAAGTGGCAAGAGTTGGCAGAGAAGAAAGATTTGGAGTTGAAATCTCTTAGTGAGCAATTAACTTTGAATACAAAAACTAGGTCGATTATTGAGGAAGCAGTAAAGCTGGGAATTAAAGACACGGATGCGGCGGTTAAGTTGACTGATATTAATACCATTCAACTTGGCGAGAATGGGCAACCAATCAACGCAGCAGATGTTGTTAAAGCTCTGGCAGAAGCTAAACCTTATCTAATTACTGGTGAGCCTTCTAAAAATATTGGGGCTAATGTTAATCCCGATAATACGGAGGGAAACAAGACTCTTTATGCGTATTCTGACATTAGGGTTAAAATGCAGGACCACAGTTGGTATACTAAACATAAGGATGAAGTAGACGCTGCTTTTAAAGAAGGCAGAGTTGATTATAAAAAATAAATCATTAATTTAGGGAGGTGAATAAAAAATGGCAGACAGATTAACACAAACAGAATTGCAGTATCATATTCCAGAAGTATGGGCTAATAAGGCACTTGGGTACTTACCTAAGTATTTGAATCTTATTAACACAGTTACAGTGGACTTTGATGCTGACGAAATTAGTAAATATGGAGATAGAATCAATATTGCTAAGAGAGGCGCATTGAGTGTAAACGATAAAACTCAAGACAGCGATGTTACTAGACAGACACCATCTGATGACGAGGTGACTGTTACGTTGGATAAGCACAAGGAAGTTACATTTTCACCAGAAGACGTAGCTCGTGTTTTCTCTAAACCAAATGTAATTGAAGGCTATATGGAAGATGCAGCTATGGTGTTGGCAGAGGCAGTTGAAGACTCTCTCGCATCACTTTACGCTTCAGCAGGTACCGCAACAGACGCAGGTACAGACGTTTCATTAGCAGATTTGAGGGGAGGTCGTAGAGCACTTGTAACCAACAAAGTGCCTCAAAACGCACCTTTGTACGCATGGCTTGATGAGTACGCAGTAGAGGACTTACCTCTTACTGACGCATCAGTTTTGGGTAGCGCAGCACCAGTTATTGAAGGCTCAATTGCAAGACTAGCAGGATTCAACATTTTTGAATCACAGATGGTAAAGACATCTGGTACACCTAGTACTTACCACCCTATACTTTACGCAAAATCCGCAATGGGATTGGCGGTTAGACCGCTTCCTATGGATGCTGAGGTATTTGGAGGGGCAAGACAAGCTGTGGTAAATGACCCACAAACTGGTCTTTCGATTCGTGTAACAATGTCCTACGATGCTAACGCTTTAGCACCACAAATTACGCTAGACGTACTTTGGGGAGTGCAGGTTTTGAGAAGCGAGCATATGATAGACCTATATCACACAAATGCTTAGGCATTAGTGTGAAGATAGTAAGTATTTAAAGTTTAGCTTCTTAGTATTAAAACACTAGGAAGCTAGACGATACGTAAGGAGAAAAAAATATGTATTTAAGAAATCCGAGTAATCAAATAGTAGAGGTAACAGACAAGAATATGTTAAAAGAGCTTCTTGTTACTAAAGGTTTTAGACAACTCACTGAAGACGAGCTGTCAGGTTTTCTTAAAAAGAAGGATTT